GTGTGAACCCACCAGGCCTATCAACGACAGACCCTCCACATGGACCTCCCGTGTCTTTCGACATTTGGAAACATTTGTTCTTAATTCACGGACCGTGTGGTTTGTTTGCCACGACCGCCACCTTCTCCTGAGCCTTGTGCCAGCTCAGATGGTACAGGAGGCCACGATTGCATCATGGCCGCGTCCGTTTCACTGTGAGAACCTCGCAGGTTCCATTGGAACACCGGTAAATTCCATACCGTGGTGAAGTGGGATATTGCCAACAATGAGTTGGTCAAGTCCTTCGTTCAGACCACAGATGTACTACCGCCGCTTCTAAAGAATTAGAAACGGGAAAGGGAGGTTACGTCAATCCTAAGAGTCTGATTTTGAAAACCTTTACAATTGAATTGCAAACCGCCTGTCAAGTGACGAGGGACCCCTGTCCTCTTGACTCACCCACACAGGGGAGTGGTTCTTTTGGGAGGTCGGATAAGTCTTACAAATAGGTTTTGGTTTGACTTCTCTTTCCCCACAATGAGAACCTTACCCCTTTAGTAGCTTCGGGTTGTTATGCCCTAACTACATCTGAGTGATTGGAGGCGACGATCCTGATGCCTTTGTGAGGTGCGCGTGGGATTAAGTAGAAAACCTTCGCTGAGGGATTTCTAGTTATGAAATCCGCACAGTGTAGGTCTGCCTCAACCGATCTGCTCCCCGAGGTGTTCTTGCCTCGGAAAGAGGGGTTGGACCTTGCCTTGCCTTTACGGCAACAACAAACGTGATTAAAACATGCTTATACAGATTGGTTTGAAAGGGATTTTTGTCCTTCCAAAACTTCCTCTGATTTCACAGTTTCACTCATCGCCTGTTATAGCCCAGCTGCCAAACCATAAGTTGTACGCGACTGTGGATTGGGAGAAGGTGGAGGCTGGTTTCCATGCGGTCGTCGACCCCATGGAGCCTGGCTCTATCCTGTACCTTTCGGAACAGGACTATATCCGGCAGTTGAGAGTTTCCCTATCCAATGACCATACTTTAAAAGTGCTGGCCAAGGCTGGTACCGCTAAAGCATCTCCGGTTCCATCTTCAACTTCTTCCACAAGTACTTCTCAAAATTCCCCCATAAATACCCATCCATATTTGGATGAATTCTTCACGGGCAAGAGGACATCAAGACTTGCAGCTATAAAACGGGTAACCTACCTGTTTAAAGCTCCATATCAAGATCTCCTCTCGGCTAAGCGAAACTTTGAGGGCACAGTCAAGGCTCTGATGATCCCGGTCACTGATGGAAACATCAGGACTCTTCTGGGACGTTGGTTTAACCAACTTACGTTCTGGAAGACAGGCTCTAAGGCTAACACTCTGCATCGGACTGAACATAATACATTCAGCCTGTACCTCGCAAGGATCGTTCGGACACAGGGAGTAAATGCCGTTATCCTACGTTTGAAAATAGGTCTTTTTGTCCTAAATTCTTACATGGGAGGAAAGCGTCTCCTTAGTACCCAAGACTTGGGTATGAGGATTCGCCTACGTCATGGACTTCCTGCGTTCCTACCACTTTATGCTCGGCTCGGAATAAGGGCCAGTAATCTACGCTTTATCCATATTTGGGTTAGCGTATTTAACTCTTATAAGGTCATGCAGGGGACCTGGTTGAAGCCATCGCTGGCTACAATCACGGCCCCTCACCCGGATTTCTCCGAGTGCAGTGTCTTCGCAAAATTTCTGGAATTCGTTCCATTGTTTTGGGAAGGTGTTGGCACGAAACCAATAAGAAACCCTAAGGAACTTTCCATGGAAGATCGATCTCGTCCTTCGACGAAGTACGACATCCTCTTCACTGGAAAGTCCGGTCCGAACCGTGGGCCAGCTCTGCTGACAGTGGGTGCCGATGCCTTTGCTTGGCGATGCCAACCCCGGAACATTGTTCTGGAGTGGTTGAACCTAGTAGGGGCAGATATCGTGAAAGGATGGTTCCAAAACTCGGCTGCGGTTTGGGCAAGTAATGCCTGTTCTCCCTTACGTCGTAAGGAAGATATAATTGACACTAATCGGAATAACTCTTATATAATCGCTAACGGTCCAGTCTGGACCGCGCACGAGCATAGGGAGCTTCTGATTAGATGGTGGAAAGGAGGCCCTTACGGTCGTCCCATACTTCGGCGTTTACACGCCTTATATGAGGCAGCCGGCAAGGTTCGCCTTATCGCCATAGTCGATTATTGGACGCAGCTTTGTTTAAAGCCTCTTCACTCTTGGATGTTCTCGATACTCAAGGCATTGCCTCAAGATGCTACCTTCGATCAAGAAGGTAAGCTTAGAGAATTCTCTAAGAGATATTCAGACGCAAATTACTTTTGCTATGATCTTAAAAGTGCAACGGATTTGATTCCGTTACGCCTTTATGAAGAGCTTTTTAGAGCCATGCTTCCTAAGAGTATCCTTTCCTTATGGCTAGAGTTACTCGTGGGACTTCCTTTCCTTGTTCCTAAAGAGAATATCGACGATCGTGGGCTTTCA